ATCTTTAAATTTATACTTAACTAACTGTATCCAACCACTAAATATGAGAAACATAAAAACAAATAGGGATTGGGCGGGAATTTTCGGGAATAAGCGGGATGAATATAGATAAAACGGGGCTTGGCGGTGTGCCAGCCCCTTTTTTATTGGTTTAAAAATAGAAATAATGAAATGAGAAAATTTTTCTAAATATTGGCAGTTTAACCGCTAAAAATGGGAAACATTAAACGCGGTTTAAATGGCTTTAAATTTAGGTTTAAATCTTTAAATTAAGTCGTGGCCGATAAAAACAACCTGCCCTAACACTTCAAAGTTTAAATTATCTTCAAACATCAACTCTATTGGGGCGTAGATTTCTTTGTTATCGCTAATCAAGCGAATGCCTCCAGGAATACCCTGGACGCGCTTAACCCAAAGCTGATCACCCGACCGGATAACATATATCTGCCCATCACGCGGCGTGGTTACGGCACGGTTGATTAATAACATATCGCCGTGGTGGATTGTTGGGGTCATGCTATCGCCGGAGGTTAGAATAAATGCCAGTTTATTCTTTTGAAGGCCGCGTTGTTGCAACCAGTGCGCGCTTAACCCCACAAAATCATCTGGTTCATACACGTCGTCATTAAACGCCCCAAAGCCGGCAGAAGCAAATGTCTTATAAAATGGCACGCTAACAAGCTCAGTGGCCTTATTTATTGCCTCTTTAATATAGCGCCCTACAGTTTCTGTAATATTCGGGACGATCATTCGTGTTTCTGTGGGATAAAAGCCCAACTCCTTTTGTACTGCTGGTGGGAGCGATGAATAGTGATATTCATAAGCCACCCCTTTCTTTCCTTGAACCTGTTTCTTTTTCCAGTTTTCTTTAGTTGCACGTCTGGTTATGTTGGTCGCCTTGCTTGGCAAATTCCCTATCCCTTCTAACTCAAAAGCAGTAAACCATTCTTTTTTAGGTTGTGAATTCATACAATACCTTTTTAAATTCATCTTGAATTCAAAAGAAGCGTTATTAAAACCCTTTAAAAATCAAGACTATGCGAAATTTATTGAAAAATTTGTGAATTCTTTTGAATTCTTTAGTTGATTTCACAAAGAATTCACTATATTATTCAAATCATAGTCAGCGAACTACATCAAAATGTACTTCGTGAGCTAGTGTTAAAACTAACCAAGGATCTCACAAAATGGCAGGAAAAAAAAGAATTATTGACATGCATCGCGCAGATATTCGAGCGGAGTTAGAGAAAAAAGGAACTTCATTGGCTCAGCTTGGAATTGAGAACGGGTTATCAAGAACAACGGTTCGTAATGCCTTGGATAAACCATATCCAAAAGGAGAATGGATAATTGCAAATGCATTAGGGCTTAAACCTTCAGATATTTGGCCTAGCCGCTATCGCGAGTAGGGTTTGGAGGCATTATGAAAGAATGGTTTAACTCTAAAGAACTTGCTGGTATTGGCGGGTTGCCAAACAGCCCAAGCAATGTAACTCGAAAAGCCAAAAGCCTATCTTGGGAATTTAGACAGGTGGAAGGGGTGAAAGGGGTTAGTTATGAATTCTCTTTTAATTCATTACCGGAAGAAGTCCAAGCAGAACTCTTATTAAAACAAAGCCAGGCAGTGGAAATTCCGAAAACCCAAAAAGAACTCAACTACCTACCGGAAGTTATTTGGAAGCCTTATGAAAAAGCGACCGATAAACAAAAGGAAGAAGCAAAAGCGAAACTCGCCCCACTGCACAAGCTAGACGATTTAGTGAGAAACAACGTGGCATTAATGATGGCGCTTGATGCGGTTTCTTCCGAGTATGAAATCGCGAAAGGGTCACTCAAACGTTGGTATTACAAAGTGCGGTCTTTTGAACGCCCGGATTGGCTTCCTTTATTGTTGGATAAACACAGCAACAAAAAAGCTGGCAAAGAAGCAGACTTCACAGAAGAAGCCTGGGAGGCATTTAAGGCCGACTATTTTAGACCGGAATGCCCGCAATTTGGCAGCTGTTACGAGCGTTTAAAACGCGCCGCACGAGAAAACGGCTGGTCAATTCCATCAGCGAGCAGCATTAAGCGCAAAATCGCGCGAGAAGTGCCGAAATTAGTGCAAGTGCAATTACGCGAAGGTGACCATGCAGTCATGCAATATTACCCATCAATGCGCCGCACAGTGGCCGAAATTGAAGCCCTTGAGTGGATTAACGGCGACGGTTATCAACACAACGTATTTGTGCGTTGGCATAACGGCGAAATTGTCCGCCCTAAAACCTGGATTTGGCAAGACATTCGCACCCGCAAAATACTCGCCTACCGCGTAGATTTAAGTGAAAACAGCGACACCATCCGATTAAGTTTGATGGATCTTATTTGGAAATACGGCATCCCGAAAAAATGCACCATTGATAACACCCGCGCAGCGGCAAACAAATGGATGACAGGTGGCGTTAAGAACCGCTACCGCTTCAAAGTAAAAGAAGATGATGTGACCGGGATTATCCCAATGCTTGGCATCGAATTGTTGTGGACATCGGTGCAATTTGGCAAAGGTCACGGGCAAGCAAAACCAATAGAACGTGCGTTTTCACACGGTGGTTTAGGCGAGTTAGTTGATAAGCACCCAAGCCTGGCTGGCTTTTACGCCGGGGAAAATGTTTACAGCAAGCCTGACAACTATAACGGCGGGAAAGACGGCGTAGATTACGACACATTTATTTTAGCCATAGAAGATGGCATCCGCACTTTCAATGAACGCGAAGGCAGACAAACTGAAATATGCCAAGGCATTTACAGTTTCAGCCAAGTGTTTGAGCGCGATTACGCCAAGGCGCAAATTCGCAAGGCAAGCGCAGAGCAAATGCGGTTTTTAATGTTGATGAGCGAAGCCGTTACATTGAGAAAAGACGGCGCATTTGAGTTAGAAGCTGGTGGCAAGGTCAATAATCGCAAAAACCGCTATTTAGCGAGCGAGCTAATTGCCACAGCGCACCGCAAGGTGGTGGTGAAATTCGACCCGCAAGACTTGCACAACAAAGTGTGGGTTTACGGTTTGGATGGTGTGTTCTTAGCCGAAGCGAAATGTACAGATGCGGTGGCATTTGGTGATAAAGCGAAAGGCCGCGAACACGATAAAGCACGCAAACAAATGGTGAAAGCGGTGAAAGCCCAAGCGAAAGCCACACTCACTATGAATGCACAGGAAGCAGCGCGTTATCAGCCTCAATTCGAGGAAGAAGAACCGCTAGAACCGAAAATCATCGAGCTATTCCGACAAGAAGGTAACGCAGTGCGCAAACACGAAGCGGTATTAGATGACGATGAAGATACCAACGATTTTGAACAAGGCTGGCGTAAAGGATTAGCCATGCTGAAAGAAGAAAAAGGGCTTTAAGCCGCATTTAAGGAGCGTTAAACATGACTTTAATTGAACAAATCAAGCAACTTTTAGACAACCAAGTCCACACGCAGCGCGAAATTGCCGCGCAAGCTGGGATTTCAGCCGGGGCTTTAAGTGCATACTTAAAAGGCACTTACACCGGGAACGTTGAAAACGTAGAAGTCGCATTAAAAAACTGGCTTTCAACCCGCGAGAAAAAAGAAAAAGTGTTTGTAGAAGCACCGCACTTTATCGAAATTCCGACCGCCAAGAAAGTTTTTTCAGCGTTAGATATGGCCAAGATTTTGCCAACCATGGTGACCGTTTACGGCGCGAGCGGTGTGGGTAAAACAAAAGCATGCCAAGAATACAAAAAAGCCAACCAAAACGTGTGGATGATTACCGCAAGCCCAGCGCGCGCAACATTAAGCAGTATTTTGTATGAGTTAGCCCTTGAGTTAGGTATTAACGATGCGCCACGCCGCAAAGACCGCCTATCACGCCTAATTACTAAAAAGCTCAAAGGCACACAGGGTTTGGTCATCATTGATGAAAGCGACCACCTTCCTTATGACGCGTTAGAAGAGATCCGAATTATCCAAGAAGAAGCCGAAGTAGGCTTTGCGCTAATTGGTAACGATAAAGTTTACACCCGCATCCAAGGCGGCGTGAACCAGGCGCATGAATACGCGCGTCTTTGGTCACGAATTGGTAACAACTGCGGCGTTAAAGCTAGCACAAAAGGCGATATTAAAGCCATCGCGCAAGCCTGGGGGCTTGATATAGCCGACAAGGATTTAATGACCGTCCTTTATGACATCGGCGGCAAGGCGGGCGGCTTACGCGCTTTAACGCAATATTTACGCCTAGCCGGCATGACAGCGAAAGGACAAGGCACTGTCATCACACTAGACCTAATTTTAACCGCCCAAGCACAAATGAAAGGAGCGAACTAATGACAAGCATTACAAAAAACAACACCTTGCGCGAGCAAACTAAACCACATCCAGTGTTTGGTGGCTGCAACAAAATCGCCCTAGGTTACTTATCACAAACGCAAAAATGCGTGTTTGAGTTAAACAAAATGGGTTTGCATGTATTAAGCATTGAGTTTGACAAAATCAAACCGCGCGTACGCATTGAACCGAACGCATTAACGAAGAAATTTGAAAAAACAGGCCAGGCGCTTGCGTATATCCAAGGCAACGACGGCGTGCATTTTGCCGAATATCAAATGATGGTCGAAGGCATCAAGGTAATTTGGCGCAGTTATTTACACTAAAAACCAGGAGGAAAAAATGGCAAAAAAAACAACCCGAATTAAAACCGACACCTTTGCAGTGCGTTATCAAACGCGCGATGAAGTGGAAGTGGCAATTAAAGAGATCGGTGATTTAAACCGCGAATTAGAACGCCTTGCTATTGAGCAAAACGACAAATTAGCGGCAATTACCGAAGAATATGCGCCTTTGATGAACGCTGTGAAAGAAAAGCTCGCACCAAAACAAGACGCGGTGCAAGCCTGGTGTGAAAGCCGCCGCGATGAATTGACATTAAACGGCAAAACCAAAACAGGTACTTTCAACACCGGTGAAGTGCAATGGCGACAACGCCCACCGTCAGTCGGTATTCGCGGCACAGAGAGCGTGATTGAAAGTTTGCACACGTTAGGCCTGGTTCGTTTTATTCGCACCAAGGAAGAAATCAACAAAGAGGCCATGTTAAACGAACCTGAATTAGCCGCAACGGTGGCGGGTGTAACGATTAAAACCGGTGTGGAAGATTTTGTAATCACACCTTTTGAACAGGAGGTGGTGTGATGTTTATCGAGTTTCCATTTGGCAGGCAAAAAATCATCTTAAATTCAGATCATATCGTTTCCATTTTATGGGACGAAAAATTTGGGTGTGCTCAAATCACTTTTAGTAACGGTAAATTTGAAGATTTTGCAATTTCAAAAGCTGAATTTGCGGAATTACAGAAAAAACTAAATCGATAAAGCCTATTTAAACGCTCTTTAAACCCTAATTTAAGGGGCGTTCATAATAAGTTTTAACCAACCATAAAAGGAAACAAAAAAATGGAAAACATCCATAAATTTAACCGCTTCAAATATTACAGCGAAAAAGCAGCAAAAAGTGAACGCCAAGGCGACTTACAAGACGCCAAGGAACAATGGGCTATCGCAGAGCTTAATGCGAGCGGCCAAAAAAATAAAGAATGGTGCAAACGCCGCGCCGCGTTTTGTGACCGAGTAATTAGAAAACCTTTCTAGGAGGAAATCATGGCGAAATATATAGCCCGTTTTTACTGTTTAGTAGAAGCCGTTGTTGAAGCAGAAAGCAACGAACAAGTTTTAGATATGTGCGACCTAAATGTATGCGATGTAAATAAACTACCGCACACCATTACAGAAATTGATGACGTGGTTGAAGTGGAGGAAGTATGACTGAGCAAGAAAAAATGCGCTTAGATGAGCAATTAGAACAAGCGGCAAAACAGCTCACACACGCGCTTCGCGCGTTACGCACGGGGCAAAATCAACACGCGGCGGTTTATGTTGGCAACGTACAAAACTTACTGCCTGGTTTAAGAATGAGATTGGGGAAAGTATGAAAGTGCTAGACGAACATATCCTTGAGTATATTTGGGACGAAACATTAGACCGTATTGCGCAAGAAACATTAGTGACTTATATCGGTGGCAGTGTTGGCACGTATAGCGACGACCAAGCAGAGAAAAAGGCAGAAGACTTTGCAATATTGAGTATAAGCCGACTTATTGCAGGATCTGCATTAAGCGAAAGTCAATTTAGACGGCGGGTTAAAAAGCTTATGGCGCAAGGTATTTTGTTACAACGCATTGGGCCAAATAGCTTTGTGATTAACTCAGAGGTGATTAAATACGTAGCAGTACAAGCCGCGCGATGTTGGCGTGCAATCGGTGTTCCGTATGGTATGGACGACACGGGGAAAGCCTATAAAACCTTACCCATTAATGCTCTGCCGAGAAGTATTTTTGAATTAAAGACAAATTGTTATCGGATTTTGAGAAGTGAATACCCGAGTTACAAAGGAGCTGAAAATGAGTGAAAACAACGGGTGGATTAAGTGTTCAGATGAATTGCCAGCAATATTTGATCACGATGGCTATGAACGAAGCGATGTTGTAATGTGTTTAGGGATTGATCAACCAGGGCATAACGAAGCGTACCTATTGGCTTACATGATACCTGGGAATCGTTTTTATAGCTTTAATGGAGAATGTATGCGGATTACACATTGGAGACCATTACCAGCTCCACCAGATGATTTTTCGTTTTACCAATAAAACCCATTTACAGCCCATTTAAGCCACGTTTAAGTGGGCTGAATAATGTGTTTTAAAAAGGAATAAACAATGCATAAAACTAAACCAAAGCTGATCCAGCTAATTCATATAGCCAAGCAAAAACTGGCAATGGATGAATATAGCTACCGCGCCATGCTTGAGCGCGTTACCGGGAAAACATCATGCAAAGAAATGAGCGTGGCGGAGTTAATGAAAGTGGAAGCGGAAATGGAAGCCAAAGGATTTAAGAAAACCAGCCGCCGAAATCATTCACCAAGCGGTAAAAGTGCGGTTGTAAAAAGCAACATTGCGTACAAAATTCGCGCCATTTGGATTGAAATGAGCAAACAAGGGCTTGTGCGAGACGGCTCAGAAAACGCGCTCAATGCGTTTGTGCGCGGCGTAGTGAACCCAATTTACACTAAGCGCGGGATGAATATTCAAGTGCTTAACGTGGGGGCTTTACGCGATGATATGGCCAGTTTAGTGCTTGAGCGATTGAAAAAATGGCAAGCAAGAGGTGGTCTATGAAATTATGCCGCTGTCCTGTATGCCACTCCGATATTCATTTAGATCAACTTTTAGAAGATGAAGCGGGGCGCGAAATTTTAGGGCTGCTCACCGAGTTAAAATATGGCGTAGCCCGCCCTTTGGTTTCATACATTGCACTATTTCGCCCGGATAAATCAGCGTTAAGCAACTCAAGAGCGGTTAAATTAATGCGCGAAGTGCTAGATTTATTCCCACCTTCTCAATTATTAGCCCACTGTTTGAGTGAAACGGTCAATTCAGTGCAGAAAAAACGCCGAGAAAGCCGAAATCTCGCCCCGCTTAACAATCACCGCTATTTAATGCAAGTGATGGAAACGAACCGACCACTCTTTTCCGGTACAGGTTCGGCTGCCGTAAATAACGCAGAACGCCAACAGGCAGAGCGCGCCAATCACGGCAATGATGATATTGAAAACACCATTTTATATATTGAGCGTTTTTATCAGCTAGGCCAGCCGGTGGAACACTTGCCAGGCTATGATGTATGGAAAAAGTGGAAAGATAAACAGCAAAAATGAACTTTTTTTAACCGCCAAAAGGCGGTTTTTTTATTTATAAATCAAGTAATTATTTTTAAGTAAAGACTTGACTTGCAAAAATAATCCGCACAACGCTTTGTAAAATCGCTATAATTTTGAACAATAGTGATCGTCCAACCAGTAGAGGTGGCTATGTTGAATGCAACCAATGAGCAAATTGAAACGTTTAATGAAAAAGCGCCTGAAATTTTGGCGGATTTAGCAAAGCATACAGAAGTAAAAATTAAAGAAAAAATCGCTGATATTGAGCCAAAACTCGCCCAGCAAATCAGCATTGAAGTGGCAAATCATATCGCGCAATGCTGGGGCGGTGAGGTGATTTATATTCCACGCAACCTTGTTTTATTGCTAAACGAGCGTGACCGGAAGATTTATCAAGAATTCAACGGCACAAATCACCGTGAACTCGCGCGAAAATACAACGTGTCAATGCAGTGGATTTATCAGATAGTGAAAAAAATCACAAAAGAAGAAATCGCAAGACGCCAGTTTGATATGTTTGGCAATGCGTAACCGCTAAAAGTGAGAAAAAAACGTCTGAAAGGGCGTTTTTTTGTATAATATCTCCGATATTAGACGGAGGATATTATGAGTCATATATTTTTTGAAAGTTCAAAATCATATAAACCAGATAGCTCAGAGATAAAACAAATAAAAACTAATGATTACGATGAACTTCAAAAATTGGCTACATCTTATAAGGGTGATAATTGGGCATTATGTCTTGCATGTTTGTTTAAGGCAAAACCATTTTTATATACGAAAGGTAGCGCTCCTCTTCTGCAACAAATGACCAGATTGCCAATTTTTCTTCAACAGGCCGGGCTATTTGAAGAATCTAAGTATGAACTTCAAGAACTATTTGATAATGTTGATAGCCATATTGAAAAGTGCGTCGAATCAATAGGAAAGAATGAAGAATTATACAAAAAATATCTTAAAGCATTGTACCTAAACCATCTGTTTGATAAGGCTAGATTGATTTATAAGAGAGAAGGATTGAATAATCTATCTATTCAATTTAAATCTATTGCCTCCTCATATTTCGAGGAAAGCAAGGTTTTAGCGCTAGAGCTTGATAAGTTGAGAAAACTAGAATTAGCAGAGTTTAGACGAGAGTGTGAAGAGTTGGATAAGCTATATCCTAATGCTTATGAGGCAGCAGATTTGGTTATAGAACAATCTAAATACGCAAAGAAAGTTAAACTGCGGGGAGACGTGCTTAAGGTATTTATTCTATTTTTGGTTTGTTATGTTATATACGAATTCTTTTAGCAATAACTTCTTTAAATCAATTTAAAATCAATAAAACGACATCCGTTTTAAACTCCTTTTTAGTCTTACAAAAGGAGTTTTTTTATGTCTTTATCCTTACCTATCACAAAAATTGTGATCCATTGCTCCGCTACTCGTAACGGCAAGCAACTCAGAACAGTTAATCAAACCGCCGCTCAACGTATTAATGACTGGCACTCACAACGCGGCTTTAAACGCGACCCAATTTTAGCCAAAAAATTCAACCCGCACCTGCCTAATATTGGCTATCACTTTGTAATTGACACTGACGGCACGGTTGAAACAGGCCGAATGGTTGGCGAAATTGGTGCGCACGTGAAAGGTCATAATCAACACTCACTAGGCATTTGTCTTGTTGGTGGTATTACCACAACCGGCAAAAACCATGGTGAATATACCGAAAAACAATGGCTCGCCTTGCACAAATTATTGCAAAAACTAGAGAGCGAACACCCCAGCGCACGCATTTGTGGACATCGTGATTTGAGTCCAGACGTTAATGGTGACGGCACAATCACCCCGAATGAGTGGATTAAAGATTGTCCTTGTTTTGATGTTTGGACATGGCTTGATTCCGAGCAAATTATCAACACAGAACACTTATATAAGGGGTGGTAAATGAGCGCGCCAACCTATTCAGCAAAGGCTAAAAAATCATTTTCACGCGGCTGGAAATCAAGCAATAACGCGCAACGCAACCGAGTTGTAAATAAAGGTATGACCGCCGCCACCGTTTTTTATGCTCGTTGGAGACCATGATGGAGCGAGAAGTACGTGGCATCACACTGTTTTCAGTGTTATGGGAGATCATGATTTTTGGTGGCTTTATATCTGCCAATGAGCTTGCAATAAAGAACCTTGTTCAAGCCTATGAGTGGTTGTTTTACTTTTTTACAGCGATTTCGTTGTTGGCGCTTTTATGTGGTACTTCTTCTCTATACCAATATACAAGAGCCAAGTTTTATTGGGAAATGGTAACCAGCACTCTGCTGGGCTTAATGTTGGCCTATTACGGTTATTTTTTCTGCGCGAGTGTACTGACATTATGGGGGTATGTTTCAGCGCAACAAGATTATTTCAATAAGGAAACAGAAAATGGGAATGAAAGAACTGATCACCAACAATGATGGACGATTATCAACGACTGCGTTCATCCAGTTTTTTGGCGCGCTATTAATGGCCGGCGTACTGGTCTATACCGTATGGTTGGATCGTAGTTATGTGGGCGAATTGTTTACGACATTTGCTATTTTTTGCGGCGGTGGCGCGGCAACGAAAGGTTTCGCCAATGCAATGCAAAGCAGAAATAGCCAAGGGGGCGGGAATGATTAATCTTTATATTGTTGGGGCGGCTTTCGCCGTTTTGGCTGGTGTGTTTATCCATGGTCGCGTGCAAGCGGCCAAAATTCGCAAGCAACAAGAAGAGATCGAATTCGTAAAACGTGAAGCGGCCGCAGTCGCACAGGAGTTAGAAAATGCAAACACTGCAAAAAACATTACTGAAACTAACCGCACTTTGTCTAGCAAGTCTGTTGATGAGCAGCTGCAGTCAAAAGGTTATTTCCGTGAAGACTAGCGGATGTTCAGCATTCGGTCTTATTTATCCAAGCCGTAAAGATACAGAAGAAACCAAACGGCAGGTGCTTAATCATAACTTGACTTATGAAAAGATCTGCCAAAAGAAGGAACCTAAATAATGCTAGAAACACTGGAGTTTATCCAACGTCATTGGGCAATCGTTGTGGCGATTGGCGGGGCTGTGTGGACTTATTTTTGGTTGACCATGGACAGCAAATACGCGCGCAAAACCGATGTGTCAGACTTGCGCAAGGCGATTGAAAACAACGAAAAAAGCCTATCGGAAGTGAAAGGCGAATTAAGACATCTGCCAACTTCAAAAGAAGTGGCCGATTTGCGTTTATTAATGACGGAAATGAAAGGCAAAACCGACGTATTAAATACCAACATTGGCAGCCTTAACCATCAAGTGAAGTTGTTAATTGAAAAAGAGGTAAATAAAGAATGATGCGCCAAGATATTTTCACCAAAGATCAAAGATTGGTTATTCTGCGCTCGCTTGAAGAGTGTGGTTATGATGCCAATGAAAGCATTTTAAATGATTGCTTAGATATGTATGGCCACGATATTAGCCGAGACTTAGTGCGAAACCACCTGTTATGGCTTGAAGAGCAAGGCTTAATTACGCTGGCTCGTTTAAACAATAACGGCAAAGATTTCTTCGTGGCTACTATTACGCAGCGTGGGCTGGATGTGGCACAAGGTCGCGCTTTTGTGGACGGCGTAAAAAAGCCAAGTCCAAAGATTTAAACCCAATTTAAAGGAGGTTTAAATGACCGATAAAAATACACGCGGCCGTGCAAGCAAAGTGGACTTGCTTCCACCTAATATCAAAACCCAACTGGCAATGATGTTGCGGGACAAACACCTTTCACAAGCGCAAATCCTTGAAGAAATCAACGACCTGATCCGTGATTGCGGGTTAGATGACAGCTATCAATTAAGCCGCACAGGCCTTAACCGTTACGCCAGCCGCATGGAACAAATGGCAAGCAAAATTCGCAACGCGCGGGAAGTCGCCGAAATTTGGACGAAACAATTCGGTGAAGCTCCGCAGAGTGATATTGGCAAGCTATTGATGGAAATTGTTAAGAACCTGGCGTTTGAAACGTCCATCGGTATGAGTGAAAACGGCCAGGCAGAACCAAAAGACCTTGCGTTATTATCGTCCGCCATTCAACGCTTAGAACAGGCTGAAAGTTTAAGTTTTAAACGTGAGCAAGCAATACGCCAGGAAACCATTAAGCGTGCCGCAGAAGCCGTAGAAGAAGTTGGGAAAGAACAAGGCGTGAGTCTTGAAGATGTGCAAAAAATGGTAAAAGCAGTTTATGGCATCGAATAAAACCGTTCTCTATAACTATCAAAAAAACTGGCTAAATGATAAAAGCCGGTTCAAGGTGGCTATGTTTGCTCGTCAGACGGGCAAAACCTTTACGACCACCTTTGAAATTGTGATGGATTGTTTAGCGGCAGAAGCTAAGGGTGAACGCACTCGCTGGGTGATTTTATCTCGCGGGGAACGCCAGGCCAAAGAAGCGATGAACGAAGGGGTAAAACGCCACCTTGAAGCGTTAGGCATGGTTTGTGAAGTATTGGAAGTGCCTTTTAATTCAACAATCAACGCGCTCGAAGTTGTTTTCCCTGGAGGCTCAAAAATCACCGCGCTCCCCGCTAACCCTGATACTGCCCGTGGTTTCTCAGCGAATGTATTCCTAGATGAGTTTGCCTTCCATGCGGATAGCCGCGAGATTTGGAAAGCATTATTCCCGGTAATCTCTGCTGGATGGAAATTGCGCGTGGTATCAACCCCAAACGGCAAGGGGAATAAGTTTTACGAATTAATGACTGATGTCAATAACACTGAATGGTCTCGCCACACGGTTGATATTTACCATGCGGTTGCTGACGGATTGCCGCGTGATGTTGAACAGCTTCGCCGTGGTTTAAATGATGAAGACGCTTGGGCGCAAGAATTTGAACTCAAATGGCTAGATGAAGCCAGCGCGTGGCTATCATACGACTTAATTGACGGTGTAGAACATCCGGACGCGGGCAAACCTGAACTCTATCAAGGAGGCGCTTGTTTTGTTGGAATGGATATTGCGGTGCGCAATGACTTAACGGTGATTTGGGTGGTTGAATTGGTAGGCGATGTGTATTGGACGCGAGAGATTGTGACATTAAAACGCGTGCAATTACGCCAACAACAAGAAGAATTAAACCGCATCATGCGCCAGTATCACGTAGTGGGCGGTAATCTCGACCAAACAGGCATGGGTGAAAAAATGGTCGAGGACGCGCAATATGAACACGGCAAGCGAATCCAAGGTGTTCTTTTTAATGTTTCCACAAAACTAAAAATGGCCACTATCGGTAAAACGGCCTTTGAAGACCGCAAAATTCGCATCCCGCAAGGTGACGCCGATTTGCGAGAAGATTTACACAAACTCAAAAAAATAACCGGCAGTAACGGCCAACCACGGTTTACAGCAGAAAGCGACAGCAACGGTCACGCCGACCGAACCTGGGCGTGCTTTTTAGCTTTAACAGCCGCAACGGAGGCGG